GAGGTCAGAGTTCTGTCGTGGACGCGGCGCAAGGGGAGACTGGACAGTGAACTTCGATTTCTTGGTCAGGCCAGACGTGCTCACGAAAGCCCTTGAGGGTGAGTATGGTTGCAAGCCAGCGCCTCAGGCTTCGATTTCCTTGGCCCACCCCGCACCTGAACTCATCCCCGAGCCAGAACTCACGCCAGAAGAGCGCGCAGAGATGATCCGTAAACGTGCCGAGTTTTCAGGCAGACAGGTGGGCGCATGAGCAAATCAATGTTTGAAAAAATATCAACACAGATTTACGGCGCGAAAGTGGTCAGGGCTGTTAGAGCCTTGATTGACGCAATGGAGTTCGATCCGCCACTCGCTGATTGTGAAAAGGCGATCTATGCACAACAGATTCTTGATGCCCCAACTACCAATCTAATAACGCATGCTGGACTTGGGCTTTGTGAGTCTGAAATTGAGCGGGTCCTTCTTACTAATTTTGTTTTGAATGCTGGCCAGATTCATCCTCTGTTCTTTAAGCCGTCTGAAGGCTTTAACAGTCAGGATATTGATGCCGTTAGTGACCTCTTAAAATACCCACACAGCCGAGTTATTTTAATAACACCACAAAAGACCTGGAAAAAATATCGTATCGATTTTGAGATCACGAGTGTACTATTTGACCCAGGCTCAGAGGCAAGGCTGATTGACAAAACTATTTTTGTTGAATGTGATGGCCACGACTTTCATGAACGAACGAAAGATCAGGCGAAACGCGATCGCTCAAAAGACCGGGCGATTCAGTCTGCCGGAATTAAAATCCTAAGATTCACAGGATCAGAGATTTGGTCGAATCCTCTATCTTGCACAAATGAAATTCTGGCGGCGATTGGTCTCGATGAATGCGAGAATAATTCAGCGGGTCAACCATGACCGCCACTCGCAACCATCATCCCCGAGTTGAGGGCCTGGTCTTTGAATCAAGGCTTAGACATCAGGCCATACAAGAGCGCATCGCACTCGTTCAGATCCCGACAGGTGCCCGTCCGATAGGCAGTGTTGGGAACAGACCGCGACTGGTTCCGGTTAAGACACCGTTTGATTTCATGCTCGCCAAGGACCACAGAGCTGCGTTCGTTGACGCCAAGTCCACGTCGAAAACCAACTTCACTTACAGCGATGTGACCGATCACCAGGTCCGGATCCTTCGCGAAATTGAATCCCAACGGTTCCCCGCAGGGTACTTGGTCCACTTCCGCCAGACTGGGCGTGTCGTGTTCTTCTCCGCAAGCGAACTCTTGGCACTCAAGCCTCGAGAGTCTTTGTCTGATCGCGATGGCCTTTGTATCGGAACGATCAACACACTCTCTCTCGTCACCATCTTTGACTGGGGGATCAAATGATCGAAGCCGACTTCACCATGCCAAAGGTCAAAGACGTTCGCGTCATCGACATCAACTGGCTTGGCCGATTCATCTATTCGTCGATCCTCGCCAAAGTGACCGTGAGTCAGATCTCAGAACTCACCGGGCTATCCGAGCGAACTATTCTTAAACTTTCAAACAGAAGCGTGGAAATTAACAAGCGACGTTGGGATGAGTCGCAGCACGAGGGGGGAGCATGAAACAATTCAAACCAGGCGACATCGCCATCTGGAAACCAGCGGTCGACAGATCCGTCAAAGGCGTCGTCGTTCCGACAGAGGTTGAGATCAGTAACGGGCCGAACAGGTTCAGCGAATACTATGTCAAACGACTCGCCAGGTACGGCGGCCAGTCGTCGAAGCAGCGCACATTCAGAGTCAAAGATAAGTATTTACATGCGACAGAAATCGACAATACAGGACAGGTGATCACATGACACATTTTTGGAACTACAGTTGGCATTTCGCTTTTGCGTTCGGTGCAATCGGCTGGTTCATACTGGCATATTTTGGCTTAAAGATTTTTGGAGGTTGAGATGATTTATCTAGCCATCGCATTTATTCTGATAGGCTGCGACGACAAGACCTATCTAGAAAAGAAAAAGATCGAGAATGACAATGCAATCCAAGCGTGCCTCAACGCGTGCCCGAAAGGGATTGCGAGCGTTGACATTATTTATGGCAACCCGAAATGTGTGTGTCGACCATGACCCTCGACGAGCGGTCACCTATGAAAGAAAAAGGAGAAGAGAAATGACAGTTTCAGAAGTTATAGAAGTGGTGAAAGCATTGCAGCCGACAGCGAGATCGCAGACCTTTCCGTTTAGAGTGGGTGACTCGGTGTTCATTAGAACAGTGACGCTCTACTATACCGGAAAGATAACCGGGATTAGTGGTCAATGGATCACGCTATCGGAAGCTGCATGGATTGCAGACACTGGGCGATTTCATCAGTTTCTAACAGAGGGAAAGTGTAACGAGTATGAGGGGATTCCAGAAACGGTTTCGATCCCAATGGGCTCAATCATTGATGTGATTCCGTGGCGTCACGCGCTTCTTAAGGGACAGAAATGAAGAACCAATCGCTAAATAGGGCCGGATACGAGTGGGGCGGGAGCAGGAGCAGGAGCAGGAGCGGGAGCAGGAGCTGGAGCGGGAGCAGGAGCGGGAGCGGGAGCGGGAGCAGGAGCGGGAGCTGGAGATGGAGCGGGAGCTGGAGATGGAGCGGGAGCAGGAGCTGGAGCGGGAGCTGGAGATGGAGCGGGAGCAGGAGCAGGAGCGGGAGCAGGAGCAGGAGCGGGAGCAGGAGCGGGAGCAGGAGCTGGAGCGTATGACCCTCGACGAGCGGCTGAAAGAGATTGAGGCTAGAGAATACCAAAACGAAAAAGTATGTTCCTGCGGCAAAGACGTGCCAACACTGATTGCAATGATTCGGCTCGCGGTGGAGCAACGAAACGATGCAATTCGAGAGATTGGAAAGCATGCAATTATGGAAGATTTGGAAATCGAAGATGCCGACGCCGAGCTAGCCGCGATCCGCGAAGCGATGAATCAGATACCGGACACCTACGAGGCGCATAAGACTTTGAAAGAAGGCACTCGATGGCGGAGAATAGACCACCGATCCACATTGTACCGACCGAAGGAACGCCGCACGAAGAGAGCAAAGATTGCTGGTGCGAGCCGACGCTAATTCAAGCAATCGACGACGAACATGATGCAGAAGTATGGTCTCACAAAGGATATGAGGAGTTGAATCAATGAAATACAAATCAAAGCCGGTAGTAAAAGAAGCGTTTCGATGGATGCACGATGAGGTGCCCGAATGGTGGCGCGCAACATCTTTAAAATTTGAAATAGACGTCTCCACTGGATCAGTCTTTATTCCGACTCTAGAGGGGACGCATGAGGCAAAGCCGGGCGATTGGATTATTCAAGGTCTGCACGGCGAACTGTACCCGTGCAAGCATGAGATTTTCGAGAAATCATACGAGCCCGCAGAATGAAATTCGTCGACGGGTGTATTGAGATGGAGCAATGCGAGTGGCCCGGATCGATCGGAGATTCGATGGCCGAAACGTATCGGCATGACGTGCTTGATTGGTTTTCAGACAACAATGTGCGGATGCCGACTGAGTTTGTGACAGACAAAGGATTCCTCAGACACCCATCACTCGCTGGCAAGGCTGAATGGGACGAAGCCGATATGAGTAACGATAATCTTTTGCCGATGCTATTGTGCTGTGACTTCGTTGACCCCGGATTCCCATTCATCCGAGGCACGAGAACACTTCTTAGCCTCGGCTGCATCCTGATCAAGCTCAAAATGTTCCGAGCACTCAATGTCATCAATATCGTGCAAGGCTGGCTCTTGCCTGGGCCTGACAAGGATGAGTCGGCTGACTATCTGAACTTCGCGATCATTTACATTTGGCTTAAGCGCACTGGCCGTTGGGCCACGCTGTCGGTATCGCCGGATCTTGTGATGGCCAAGGTGCGCAGTTACTATAAACCAGAGCCCAACAGCGATTGGATCGTGGAGCTTTACAGGAGAAACTTAATTGGATAAACAAAATATCTCTGAACGCGAAGCTGACGCGATAAGTGATGAGACCGTTGGTGTGCTAGTCCCCGACGAAGGCGTCACGCAGAGACCTATTAGGAAGCGCGGCTACCACCGAGCGCTAAAGCGCAAGGAACCGTGGGCCGTGAACAGACTTATGTGGGAAGACTGGTCCCGCCTGGTTGCCGAGAACTGGAACAATACATACGTTGCCATTTGCTCGGGAACCGCTAAACCCGAAACCCCGCCCGACGAATCACTTCCTTAACGTCACAGCCAAACGCGTGAGCCAATTGAACGGCGTCACCAACAGTCATGGCTTGCTTGCCGTTGATGATTCTTGAGAGACTTGCGTGATCCATTGGTTTGCCAAGATGGTTCTTAAGCTGTGCTGCAAGTGAGCGCACCGACTCGTCAGACTCTTCGATCTTTCGCTTAAACCAATCGGTATCGATGCCCATTAAATCAGTGTGCCGCCGATCCCAACACCCTGCAACATTGCTCGCGCTTGACTTTGTTGGTGTGAAATTCTCACCATTATTGTTGGGAGCGGCCCAACGGCTGAATGTGAATGAAATTCATGAGTCCGGCAGAATATGTGATCTATTGCTTTAAGGGTGTGCGCGCGACCGCTCGCGCCATCGGACGAGACCCATCGTCTGTTGTGAAGTGGCCGATGCCAAGATCGCGCAAAGGATCTGACGGCAAGGTTCCGCACCGAGCGCAGCCGCTCATCTTAAGGGCAGCCGAAGAGCGTGAGCTTGATCTTACCGCGCAGGATCTTATCGTCGGAAGGTTCGTCGATGAGTAAGTCTCTGGTCCCAATGCAAGAGGCCTTCTGTCGGGAGTACCTGATCAATCCCAATGGAGCGGAGGCTGCGATCAAAGCAGGCTACGAGCCCAACACCGCGGCGCAATCGGCCTACAAGCTTTTGCAGTCCAACAAAGTTAAAGAACGCCTGGCTGAACTATCAGCGGAACGCATTGCGCGCACCGAGATCACCGCGGACTTCGTGCTGAAAGAACTATTTAGGATTGCCTCTGTCGATATTGGCGAAGCGTTTGATGATAAGGGAAACCTAAAGCCCCTTAAAGAAATCCCGCAAGACATACGCCGAGCGATGCAATCAATCGAAGTCGATGAACTCTTCGATGGCTTTGGCCAAGACCGACAACAGATTGGTGTCACGAAGAAGATCAAGTTCTGGGACAAGCCCAAGGCGCTCGAGCTTCTTGGCAAACACTTCAAGCTCTACACCGATAAGGTTGAGCACTCGGGAGCCGTGACACTTGAGGCACTGGTGACAGCTTCGCGAAAGGAAGATGAATAGTATGGCCAAGATCGTGATCACAATCGAAGACAATCCACAGGGCGGCGTGAAGGTTACATCGAACCCAACGTTTGAAACGATGGCGAAGATGGTGAACTCAGGCGGCCATGACGTGACATCGGCCCACGGGTACGCACTGAAGATGGTCAATGCTGCGCTTAAGACCTCGAAGGAAAAAGATAGCAGCATAATTATGCAGCTTCCGAAGGTGAAGTATCTTTGAGCCCGGCCGCACGAAAGATCAGAGAGTGGCGGGAGAACGCTGGTCTCTTTGTTCGCGAGGTGTTTGGCGTTGAGCCCGATGCCTGGCAACAAGAGGCGCTCGACTCGTTCTCGTCAACAGACAGAGATAAGCAGCGCATAAGCCTTCAGGCGTGCGTTGGTCCGGGTAAGTCTGCACTTCTCGCCTGGTGTGGCTGGCACTTCTTAATGTGCCAAGGCGAAGGCTCCGAGCATCCGAAGGCTGCGTGCGTATCGGTCACTCGAGACAACTTAAAGGACAACCTTTGGGCTGAGATGTTCAAGTGGCAATCGAGATCGCAGATGCTTCTTGAGGTATTCCAATGGACAGCGGAAAGAATCTTCGCAAAGGACCATGCACCGACTTGGTTCATGTCAGCCCGCGGCTTCTCAAAGACTGCCAATGCTGACGAACAGGGCCGAACGCTCTCTGGACTGCACTCTCAATTTGTTCTGGCACTCATCGATGAAAGTGGCGACATCCCGCCCGCGGTTGCAAAGGCAGCCGAACAGGCGCTCTCGACCAATCCAAAGTTCGGGAAGATCATGCAAGCGGGAAACCCAACGTCACACGAGGGGATTCTGTACGCTGCGGCGACAAGCCTTCGGCATTTGTGGCACGTCGTCGTCATTACCGGTGACCCTGACGATCCCAACAGGTCCCCCCGAATCGACATCGAGTGGGCCCGAGATCAAATCAAGACCTATGGCCGAGACAACCCGTGGATTATGTCGTCGATCCTTGGAAAGTTCCCGCCATCATCCATCAATACATTGCTTGGGCCCGATGATGTTCAAGCGGCGATGAGCCGAAGGGCCGAGGGTGATGCGGTTACGTTTGCACAGAAGAGACTTGGTGTGGACGTGGCCCGGTTTGGCGATGATCGAACGGTGATCTTCCCCCGCCAGGGACTGATGGCGTTTAAGCCTGTTGAATTAAGAGGCATGAGATCGCCAGACATTGCGGCTCGCGTGGCTCAGGCGAAAATGAAATGGGGCTCAGAGATTGAGCTCGTTGACGGGACTGGCGGATACGGATCCGGCGTCATCGACTCATTGATTCAGGCCGGCCACAGCCCGATCGAGGTTCAGTTCGCCGGTAAAGCCATCGACAATCGGTACGCAAACAAACGGGCTGAGATGTGGTTTGAGATGGCCGAGTGGGTAAAGCGCGGAGGGTCTCTGCCAAAGATGCCGGAACTATCGAAGGAACTGACCGCGCCAACGTACACCTTTAACTCTGGCCGGTTCCTGCTTGAGCCAAAGGATCAGATCAAGGCGCGGCTTGGCTTTAGCCCGGACCTTGCCGATGCGCTGGCACTGACGTTTGCGATGCCTGAAATC